GCGATTTCATTTGCCGCCATTTGATTACCTCTCACATTCACATCTAATGATATCTGCATAGGTTGATTAAATTTAACCTCAGCAACTGTATTATTTGAATTAGTATTAAGTGCTTTAAAATCAATAAATTGTGGGTTTGGGGGTGCTGAAGTAGTATCTGATACTGCAGATCTAGCTTGTTGCTGGTTAACTCCTAAATTAGTATTTTGTGGTGTTTCCGTTACTACCTCTTCACCAGTAATTACTCTACCTTCTTTATCATAAACATTAGTTTGTTCTGAATTAATATTTAATTGATCAGCTTTGAATGCATCTAATATTTGATTAAATACTTTATCAGCATAACCCTCTTCATTGGCTAATCTTTTTAAATCAATTGCAGCCATTTTTTCTATATATTGAGTTAGGAAGTCCTGACTAGTATTGATCATTTTACCTAAGTTTTTTTCTATAAAATTAGAACTTGTATCATAAAAAGTTTTTAAACTACTTGTTATTCCTACAACAGCATCTCTTCCTTCTGTTAGAAGTGCAGCACCAGGTTGAAACTCAATTTTAGATATTTGAGCGAGTATCTCTTCTTGAACACTAAGTTGATCGTCGGCGATTTGCTTTTGACTTTTTCCCTCTAACTCTTGTAACTTTTTTAATTCTTCAAAATTACGACCAGTCAGTCGTGAAACTTCAATACTATCATCCATATTCGGAAGTTTAATTTTCAACTCCCCTTCAGTATCAAATTCTGAAAGATTTTTCACCAATTCTTGATACTCCATAGGTATAGTACCAAGACCTTCAATTACTGATAATTTTTCTTGTTCTTGTTTAGAACGCATTGCCTGATTAGCCAAATCACTATAAGACATACTCAGACTATCAGCCATAGTTCTCAAACGATACATTTGAGTAACAGGAATATCAAATTTACCTGTTTCTTTGTTAAAACTCACAGCACTTGCCGCCGCTTCCATAATTGAATCTTGTAGACCACCCATATCTTGTTGTGCCATATACAACATTTGCATAGGGTCACCCAACTTACCTATCTCACCACCCATCATTTGAAAACTTGCAGCCATTTCAATTGTTTTTTCAGGATCCATTAAATCATCTGCTAATTCAACAGTTTTATTGAAGTCAAAACGTAATGACTGTGCACGTGCAACCATTTCAGTAAGACCATCAATACCATTTTTGAAATTATATCCAGCTAAAAGTTTTACATTATCGGCAATTGTTCCCATAAATTGATTCACATTCAATCCATAATTTCTTGCCATATTGGACATATCTTCCAAATTATCAATCATATAATCCGTACTCAATCCCAAAGTATCAAACGCCTCTTCAAATTTCGCCATTTCCTCAGCGGCCAAACCTGTATTTTTGGCAATCAGTTGCATATCAATTATTTGATTTTTGGTGAAGAAATTAGTTCTTTGTAACGATTGATTGAGTTTAGAAAATAAATCAATATTGTCCTCAATAGAAACACCAAATTCTAGTGTTGCCAGTGTAGTATCCGTTAATACTTTTTCTAATTGTTTAACGGTTTCAGGACCTCTCTGTAGTATTTCCCTATTTAAATTTACAATCTGCTGATTTATATTTAATGCAGATTCAAACGCCTTATCAGGTGACAAATTTTGTATTACCTCTTTTAATTTGAATAAACTATTAGTAGTCGCATCTGTAGAACTACTTAAATTTTTCATCGTTTTATTTGCACTACTAAGTGTATCACCCGCCATATATAGATTTCTTTTCTAATAAATATTACACCTAAGAATTATTTGCTTTGATTTTCTTCAATCAGTTTGTTAATGAAGTATTTTCTTTCATAGGTAGGCATAATCATTATATCCCCATAAGAAAAATGGGCATATTTAATCAGATAATAAATTTCATCTAATAAGTTTTTTCTATGTTCAGAAGAAAGGGCGAAAAAACTCAACCCCGAAAGAGATATTAATCTCTACATTCTCTCCTGACGGGGCTTTTACATTTCTTTTTAGGTCCAATCTTGGTTCAGCTTTTGCCATCAATTTTTTGATGTGTTTGCTATCCATAATTGGTAAGTTATTTATAAATTCACTTTTTTTGCTTTCATCTACTCCTTCAATTTTAACGATCATTCGTTCCAAACGAGTAGTTGATACGGGTGCAATCACACCATCAGGATATTGTTCAATAATATTGTTAATTTCTTGAAGATCTTTTGATGATAAAATTCTACAATAAACTTTTTTATTTGATTTCGTCAAATTAATTTCAAATAGACCTTCTTCATTTGGTGTAATTTCAGGATCCAATACAGATACACGGTCCAACAGTACTGAAGATTCAAAAAATTTGTTTGTTGCAGGATCTTTTACTTTAAAGGTATATTCAGGACCGAACGAGGAGTTCCTTAAGAAAATAAGGATCGCTTGGATATCCACGTCCAACAATTCATCAATATTCACATCGGGTTCATAAATTTTTTCTCTTAATAATGTTTTAATAAGATTATCATTCTGATTAGCGTTCATTATTAAATTTTCATCTTTGGCTGTTAAATAACCAACCTTAACTGATTTTTTCCCATTTTTATAGAACTTACCTTCAGAGGGTAATTTAACCACATCGTGTGGTAAATCAAAGTTCATTTGTCCATATTGTGTTGTTTGATCCATAGTTTTTAACCTTTTTAATAATTAAATATAATTGAAGAAATAATTTTTTGTAGTATAAAAAAAGAAAATCCACAACCTACCGAAATAGATTGTGGATTGTATAAAATATGTATTGTTTTTAAATTAGTATACTAATATACATCTGTCAGGACGTAACGTAGCTGAAATTGTTGCCAACCCGTCATCACCATAACTTAAATCGTTAAAGTTAACGTTCGTTAAGAAAGTTCCCTGTAAAATCCATTTTTCAACAGCAACTCCTGTAGGATCCAACATTTCCAAAGTAACGTCATCTTTTTTGTAACCCGCAGCATAACCCATTCTACCTGTTACAGATTCTGCGTGTAATCTAACCCACTCCATCAACGCTTGTGCAGCTGAAGGTCCGATTGGATCTCTAAATGTTACGTTTATTGTTTCCCAAGTAAAACGTCCTGCAACATAAGTTTCCGTATTTAAAAACGGTATTGGTGTTGCTCCGATGTTTATTTGTGGTCTTGATGCCGACTCTACAAACCATGAATTAATTCCCAATGAAGAAGGAAAAGATAAGATAAATCTATTCTTTCTTTTGGGTTCATACGGTACGGGCATTTTCATTAATAAATCTGCCATGGTTTAAATTTTTTTGTTTTTTATTTATTTATAAATATCTCTTAAAGATTTTTCTATTTACTTTTTTTTTGATCCAGTTAAAATCTCTATACTAGACTTCTTTTTTCTCCCCTTTACTAGTTAAATATGTTCTAACTGGATTATCTTCATACTCTTTTTCAAGAAAATCTTTAATCTTTTCAATATTTCTTACATCATCATCAGAAAATCCAATACTAGGTATGAAATTATTAGAAATATCATTCTTTAAAAACGCTTTCTTACCTAAATTAGAAGACATTTCCTTAACATATGCAATAAATTCTTTTAAAGCCTCTTTTTTAGCCTCTTCAGGATTTGCTTCAGCATTGGTCCCAAAACTAACAGGATAATACTTACATAAATCCAAATAGTCATTAATTAATTTATTATCATCTTTAATTTTTTCACCCACCAAATCCCTGTATTTTTTAAGGTTATAAACCAAGACCTCTTTGTTTATACCCATATGGTTCGTTTGGATGAAATTATATATAGATTCCCTTAAAACAGTTGGTGTGTGTCCTCTTGCAGTTATAATTGCAAAAATAGATCCCGCATTGATACATTCCACAAAATCATTCCACGACGGTCCTGGTTTTGCCAACATTGAATCCACAACAAATTGTTTATCACCCTCCACTCTAAAGTTTTTAAACGGAGTTTCAGAAAAACCAACAATCTTGTGTCCCTTATAATCAAATTCCTCCACACCGATCATTGTACGGTACTCTGCAAAATCTTCGGTACTCATACCAACTTCCTTTCCATCTTCGTCCAAAACAATAATTTTGGTCGGCATCTCAAGAATGTTGTCGTCCCAATCAAATGCATAATACTTTAAATCGGGATTGTCCTGATCATCAAAACCTTCAAAAAGTTGTTTTGTTTGATAAACCTCGTTTAAGTGTTTTCTTATAATGTGTTT